GAGAAGTATACCGGCAAGACCGCTGAGCGAATCCCGGCCCCAAAAACGAAATTAGTTAAAAAAGCTGTAAAGCAGCCGATAAGCACCCATGCCTAAGTCAGCCGACCACTTAAAGAAGCATCGTTTTAAAAAGGGCGCGCCGTCGCCAAATCCGTTGGGCGCAAAACTCCAGGACCCAGCAAAGCGTGCGCTTCGAAAGCTTACGATCGAAACATACCGTGAAGTGATTGAGCTGGTATTGACCGGCAATCTTACCGAGCTAAAGGCGCTGGCAGAAGATCCGAAGACGCCAGCCATTCAAGTAGGTGTCGCGACGGCCTTCATGAAAGCAATCAAGAATGGTGATTACGATATTATCGAACGGATCGCGGAGCGCATCGTCGGTAAAATCCCCGACGAGCTGAAGGTCACGTCGAACAACTTGAACGCCAATCTCAACTCGACGATCGATCAACAAAAGCTCAGAGCAGCGCTCGAACAGTTGGAGCAAGACGTTTGAAACACGAGGCTCGCGCTGCCGCTGAAAAAGAATTGAGACGCATATGCGTACAACAAAAACTCGACTTCGATAAACTCACAAAGCAATCCGCTGAAGATTGGATGGAAGTTTACGGGAATGGTTTTGAAGCCGGGTACAAGCTGGGACTCATGCGCGGGCTCATGAGCGACAAAGCGGTGTTGGCGCAAAATGCTATCGACCAATGAAGACGACCTTTACCGCTTAGCGATTGCCAAAATCAAATGCGAGCGCGATCACTTATTCTTTTCGCGCTACTTCTTCAAAGCCCGACAGAACATCAAATTCTTAGTCAACTGGCACCACAGGCTCATTGCCGACACGATCGAAGATGTGATCCAAGGGCGAAAGCAAAACGTCGTCATCAACGTGAGCCCCGGCTCATCGAAGACCGAAATTGTCGTGATCAATTTCATCGCACGCGGTCTTGCGCTCAACCCGCGAGCGCGCTTTCTGCATCTCTCAGGCTCGGATGCACTGGCCTCGCTCAACTCATCGACTGCGCGCGACATCATTACGAGCGACGAGTATCAGGCGCTTTGGCCAATGAAGATTGCCGACGACTCGAAAGCAAAGCGGCGTTGGAACGTCATGATCGATGACAGGCCGGCGGGCGGTGTGTACGCGACCTCTCTTGGTGGGCAGGTAACGGGCTTTCGTGCAGGGCACATGGCCGAAGGGTTCCAAGGCGCAATCTTGATCGATGACCCTATCAAGCCCGACGACGCCTTCAGCCGCTCAAAGCTCGACGCGGCCAACCGCAAACTCATCACGACTGTCAAATCTCGTAAGGCGAATCCTTCGACGCCTACCGTCATTGTTATGCAGCGCATCGCCGAATCCGATCCGACGGGATTCGTTAAGGCCGGAAATTTAGAAGGCGATTGGCACTACGTTACCATACCTGCACTGATCGACGAGGCGTACATCAAAGCTCAGCTACCCGAAGCCCAACAAAAGCTCGTGGAACGCGGCCCGCGCGACCCCAAGGGGCGATTCTCTTACTGGGCGTACAAAGAGCCGCTTGAACAGCTCTTGGCAATGGAGCGTGGCGATGGGGCTGATCAAAGCGGCGCTCGAATCTCGCGACACGTTTTCACCTCGCAGTACCAACAAAACCCGGTCGCTTTGGGTGGCAACATTATCAAAGGCGAATACTTCGAGCGCTATAAACTACTGCCCAAGATCACCTATCGAAAGATCTTCGCCGATACCGCTCAAAAGACCAAAGAAGCGAACGACTTTTCGGTGTTCGAAGAATGGGGAATGGGTACGGACGGTAAAGCTTACTTGCTCGATTTGATTCGTGGAAAATGGGAAGCGCCCGAGCTGCAAAAGCGGGCGATTTCTTTTTGGAGTAAGTGTAAGGCTCGCTCAACCGATGAGTTCGGTCAGCTCAGAAAAATGGCGGTCGAAGATAAATCTTCGGGCACGGGGCTTGTGCAAACGATAAAATCGCTCAACAATATCCCGATCGAGCCCATACAACGTGACCGTGACAAGCTCACTCGCGTAATGGACGCGCTCCCGTACATCGAAGCACGACAAGTTTGCGTGCCTGAAGATGCGCCCTTTACTAACGACTTCATTGCCGAGAACGAAGCCTTTACCGTCGACGACTCACACGATTTTGACGATCAAATCGATCCCATGTTGGATGCGGTAAAAGATATGTTACAATCAGGCAACAAGCTCAAACAGTGGGAACAACTCGCCAAGTAGTTGCGGGTCAAGGGGAATGCATCAATGCCGGTAAAGACTTCTGCGCGAAAAGCTGTTGCCAAAAAGCAATCACGGCCAAGCGTTGACTCCCCAAAGAAAAAAGTCGTCGTCGACGCGATGAAAGTTTTCAGCACCGAAGACAAGAAAGCAAGAGCTGCACTTACCGCCGATGGTTTCGACAATTTCATCTCCCGCATTGGACTCAATAACGACAATGCTCTTTCGGCCGGAACTTACGAGTTCAATCTCGTCACTCGGAACCGAATCAAACTCGAAGCCGCTTATCGTGGCTCTTGGGTTGTTGGGGCTGTTATTGATTCTATTGCCGAAGACATGACCCGAGCGGGCATCGACATCACGACCAACGAAGGCGAAGAAGATTTGAAAGATTTGCAGAACGCGATTTCGCGCCTGCAAGTGTGGCAATCGTTTTCCTCGTTGATCAAGTGGGGCCGTCTTTATGGCGGCGCGATCGGCATCATTCAAATCAAAGGGCAAAAGCTCGACACCCCACTCGACCTCGACACCGTAGCTAAAGACCAATTTCAAGGCTTGGTTGTTTACGATCGTTGGCAGCTCAACCCGGTGTTGAACGAAGTAATCGATTCAGGCCCCGAAATGGGTTTGCCATCGTTCTATCAAATCGTAAACAACCTGACTTCGTTGCAGCCTGACGCTCCGACTGCGACCGGCCAAATCACCGTGCACCACTCGAGGGTCATCCGGTACACCGGCATTGACCTGCCCTACTTTCAAGCGATCACCGAAATGATGTGGGGCGAATCCGTTCTTGAGCGGCTTTGGGATCGACTCATTTCGTTCGATAACGCCACGATGTCGAGCGCTTCACTAATCGACCGGGCCAACCTTCGCACGGTAGGTATCGAGGGATTGCGAGAAATCATTGCAGCCGGCGGCCAAGCTCAAGCCGGTCTCGAATCAATGTTCGAAATGATGCGCTTGATGCAGGTTAACGAAGGTCTGACTTTGATCGACAAGAACGACACGTTCGAATCGACAGCTTATAGCTTCGCCGGCCTCTCCGACATGATGCTGCAATTTGGCCAACAACTCTCGGGCGCAAGCGGCATTCCATTGGTGCGTTTATTCGGGCAATCGCCCGCCGGCTTAAGTGCTACGGGCGAAGCCGACATGCGCCTTTACTACGATCAAATCAACCAACAACAAGAATCCCGATGCCGTAACGGCTGGGAGATTTTGCTCAAGGTATTGTGGCGCTCGACATTCGGCAAGCCTGCACCAAAAGATTTAGAGTTTGGCTTTACTCCGCTTTGGCAAATGAGTGCGACCGATAAAGCGATGAATGCCAAGACCAACACCGAGACGATTACCGGCGCGTATGAAGCCGGCTTGACCGACAGGGCAACGTCGTTGAAAGAGCTGCGTCAAACTTCAGGCGATACCGGCATTTTTAGTAACATTTCGGATGAGGATATCAAAGAAGCCGAAGATGAAGAACCGCCAATGCCCGAAGAAGATCCGGCCGAACAAGATGCACCGGCTGATTTGCCCGAGCCGGGCAAAGAAAAAGAACCCGTTAAAAACTTCGATAGCGTGATCGGGAAAATGAAGAAATGGCTTTCAAAATAAGAAGCCTAACATTTGACGCGAAAAAGACGATAAAGGGTAAGTTCAAGCCGAGCGCTTCGGCCGAACAAAAATTCAGTAAAGCTTTACGGCGCGTGGCTCAGGCTGCGGGCCACATCGTCGACCAACACGTTGACGGGGTAAAGATCGTTGATGAGGGCAAGATGCAGGCTGCGCTTAAAGCATATTCCGAAGCACTCACACCGTGGGCTGCGCGGCAGTCGACAAAACTTTTGGAGCAAGTTCAAAAGTCAAATAAGCGAGCATATACCGAGAAATCAAAAGCGATAGGTACCGCGCTCAAAATGAATCTCGCC